TCAATTACGAGATCCTGCATTGCAGTAATCTCAGGCTTCATAAGAAGGTTACCGGATAAAGCGCCTGTCGCGTTAGAATCATATGTTGCAGATAAATAAGAGTTATTATACTCCAACATAAGCTCGGCAGTAGCCAGTTCAGGGGCAGCGCCATTTATGGATTTGCACAAAATAAAGTAGTTGCACAACGCAGCATCACTGCCATCATAATTCTGTGCATATGTCGCATCTGCGTGGTGTACGAAATAGTCTGTTGCTGACACCTCCGCTGCTATTGATAGTACATTGCTTGCTATGTCGTGAAGACCGCCTCTTGGAACGAGAGAAGTGCCATCATTCTTTAAATCAAAGTTAATGATGGCTTTAGCATAACCCTCTGAAAGCGGGGCATTTGTAAACTGCATGCCTTTAGAGAATTGGTCTTCATTTGTCATATACCTGCGCCGATGCGCATTGTTAGCGGTATTTTTGAATAACTGTGTACCTGCCATAGCTTCTCCTACCAGTTAATATAAACTACGTTGTCGGTTGTTGTAAACGTAACGCCATTAAACTTATTATCGATTTCAGTTTCTGTGTAATATCTGTCGTCGTGTGTATGAGATCCGGCGGCCTTGCTGTCCCACCCAGACTTTTCTGTATCAGTAACAAGTCTGTGTGTGGAATCATCAGTTAAATCAGCAAGTTCGTCAGGAATGTCAGATGCTGTTGCGAGTTTATTTGATGTTGTTGCTGTGCTCGGAATAAGCGCCTGTATATCAGCAATATTATCGGCATTCTGCTTGCCCTTGTTTCCTGCGTATGCTGTACTGGATGTTTCGCCAAGCGCAAGACTTTCAGATACTTCGGTATAGCCTGAGCCACTCCAGCGGTATACTTTGTTGGTGTCTTTAGCAACATATAGCTTGCCGTCTTCACCAGTAACAGGAAAAGCTGCAGTGCTGTTGTATTCTTCGATATCATCTACAAAACTTGGTAACTGTGCTGCGGGCACTTTTCCGTTTTCGAGATCAGCCTTACCAGCGAACACGGTGGTAAGTTTACTTGAAGACCAGGTTGTGTACAGTGATGTGACATCATCCTGAATAACTTCAGAACCAAGGTCTGCATAATATTTAGAGTTGTGGTGGTATGTAGGATCGTCTTCTTCTACAGGAACTCCGTTTCGTGTACCAACTGCCCATGCTTCCGCATCAACTGCCTCGGCATTAGCAGAAGTAACACTGCCTGCTGCCTGCTGTGCAGAGTATGCAGCATCGCCGGCTTTATTGGAAGCCTGAGATGCGTAGTAACTTGCATCCCCGGCGCTGCCAGATGCAGCCTGCGCACTATTGTATGCCGCTTCTGCGGACAACACCGCGTCATCTCTTGCGCTTTCTGCGCGGTCAGCATCAGCATCAACTATCCTTTTTGTCTCTCCGAGTCCGTCCACCTGTCCCCAGAAGAATGCCTGACAGAGTTGCACAGTAGTTGATTTATACTGTTCAAGCGCATTATAGATAGCGCCGCTTATCATATGATTGTCACTAAACGGCGTAGGAACAGGATCATATGTAAGCGGATCCTGTTTCTGATTCCAGTATGCGCGTTCTGCATCTGTAACTCCGTATGCGGGAATTATGGTAGGATCATTTATAACTTCAGGGTTTTTATAATCTCTGTCCCATCTCATAAGCGCCTCCTATACATCTATATCTACGACAAGTCCGCGTTCACCGAATATATCGCTTTCGGGATCGCCAACTATAAATCCGTTGTGGTCATCGTCCTGGTATTCTTCAGGAATCTTGTACAGCATATCTCGCTGCATGATAAACTTTCCATTCTCGAAGTCCGCCTGATACTGCGGCGCAGTCTGAAGACCTTCCTCGTCCATAACATAAAAGTGCCATGCTGCACCGGGAATAACAACCATTCTGATATATTTATCAGGGAAGAAGTTGTATTCTGCATCATATGTTTCGTGAGGAACTTCTGAGAACACAGGATATATTGTGTTCAGTTTTGCATTGATCTCATCAATAGCGGCATCGAGATGCGGTAACATTTCTTTATATGATAATGTCTCTCCTGCGAGGGCATCGTTGAAAAGTTTCTGTATTTGTGTAATTAACATAGTCTTCTCCAAAAAATAAAGGGCTGAACAATGTCCAGCCCTTTGTGCTTAAACTTTCTGAATCAGGTTTCTTTCTCCTGCGTACGATTCGATGTTGTCCGAGATAGCAGCCATCTGCTTTCGCATGTTGATCTGCTCATCAATTCTCGAAATTCTATCGAGGAAAATCGCCGCAAATGATTCAGGAATTTCATACTGCTGTCCGTCCAAGGGAACATAGATTGCGATTCCGTTGAGGATGATCGGCATATTGTTTCCGAAATACGGACGATACATCGGTGAACCCTGTACAGGAATTTTCTTCTCGCCCTTGTAAGCATCTACAAGTCTGGCGTTTTTAGCCCTGCGCGCTGTCACCTTTGTCTCGAGTGTCGAGTTTAAAGCGGCTGTGTCTACCACGGGAGCCGTCTCATCGATGGACACCGCGGTTTTGGTTTTTCTGGTCGTTGCCATTATTGTACTCCTTTTCGTGGGTTAGCACCCACTCAGCTCAATTATACATTGAGCTGTGTGGGTACGTTAATGTAGTCAACTACTGCTTCAGTTCTTACGGAGCCAAAACCAACGCTGTTGATCTTGAAACCGATGGACTGACGCTGATCGATAGGATCCAGAACGCCTGTAGAGCCAAGCGGCTTAACGTACATCTTAGCGTTTCCTTCGCCTGCCAGACCGGTTCTTGCCAGAGCATCCTTACCGAGAATAAGCGTATGCTGGAATTTAAGTGCTTCGGAGCCTTCATCAAGCAGCGTAAGCGCACCAGCATCGTAGTCGGTGTGTGCCGGGATATAGGAAGCTGCCTTGCCTGTACGAGAATCGTTCTCATAACCAGCGGCGATCTGTGCTGCTGCAGCCGTACTTTCTGTCTCTTTGTAGACGAAGTAGGTGTTATCAGCAGTAACAGTTGTGTAATCCTGATCCGGGAACTGCTCTACTGTGTATCCAGATTTGGTCGGAGCTACATAGCCGCCACCAGAGGACACTGCGGAAAGGATCTGATACTGGATGAAGTACATCTTGTTATCAGCCTTCTTGTATGTCCAGGTTACCGGGCAGTTCATTACTTCATAGAATTCGAAGCCGAACAGAGGAATCAGCGTTCCGTTATCATAGATCTGCGCGGTTGTCTGGTTAATACGCATATAGTTCTGTACATACTCATCATCGAGCATATCGTACACGAACTCCGGAGAAACCAGTACATGGAACTTGCCATTGGAACGAGGCTTAACCAGCTGCTTCTTCAGAGACAGACCGATGAGTCTGAGGTCAGCGATCTCAGGCTTAGACCATAATCTCAGTGCACCGTGGTTAGCTGCACCGCCTGCAAAGTATTTCTGGGAAACTGTGAGCAGTGTGTGCTGTGCCAGAAGATCCAGGGTTTCGATTGCTACGATAGAATATTCCTTGGAGTAGTGTGCTACTACAGGATCAACTACCTTGAAGTCTACCTTATCGGTGAACTCCATGTAACGACCGTACTGATCTGCTTCCATCTCGTACTTCTCTACCGAACCCTTATCGGATACGGGCGGTACGCCTTCCTGAAGCGGTACAGTGTGAGCACGGAGCGGTGCCCATCTGCGGATCGTCAGCTTATCAGCTTTTTCCTGAATCGGCATTTCGTCTGCATAACGGTAGTAAGAATACTCGTTTGCATCAAGTCTGATCGTATCAAGCAGCTGTTTGCTATAGAAGATCTCGGGGGCGATCATGCCCGGGCCGTAATCATTCACCCAGTTAACGACTGCATTGATATCTGCGGTTGAGTTAAGATACATAGTCATTTCCTCCCTTAATAGTAGTGTTTGTTAGTTTATTTTACATCATTCAGCAGCGCTGTGAGTCCTGCCACGGTAGTAATCTTCTGATTTTCACCGCCATTGCCACCTTGCTGCTGTGCTGGTGTTGAACTTGACTGGTTAGCCGCACTGTCTTTTTTCAACGCTTCTTCTACAGCTTTCTTCACAGCTGCATTTAAAATGTCATCATAGTGTAAGAGTTTATACTCTTCCATGAGATCGACACGCTGTTCAAAAGGATTCTTTCCTTTATTATCCAGCTCTACTGCGAAATCTTTCAGCTGTTCCTGCGTAAGATGGTATGTATCCATCACCTGCTGGAAGCCGATTGCCGCAGCATCTCGTCGCTGCTGTGCCTTGAACTGTTCGCTATCCTGCCGAAGCGCCTCGAGTTCCTGAAGAATCTCGACCGGAACGTTTTGTCTCTGTGCCATTTTCTGAATGGCATCGTCGCTCAGCTTTGCTACCAGATCCTTGGAGTCACTATACTCTAATCCATTTGCCTTGGCGACCTTGCCTAATAGCTCAGTGAGCTGATTGATCTCGGTTCGCATCTTACCGAACGCGAAGTTTCTTTTGTCTTCTGCGGTAGGCGTCTGTGACTGAGTGTCTGTACTTCCAGGTGTTTGCGTCTGATTATCATCGCCCTGGGCTTCTGTGCCCGCTGGCGGCTGTTCAGGAGGCGTCCCGCTCTCCATCTGGTCAAGCAAGGAATTAAGTTCTTCCATGCCACCTGTCGGTTCTCCACCCTCTTCAGACGCGGAGTAGGGTGTTACGACATTTAATAAGTCTCTCATCAAACCGTTTCCTTTCTTTTGTGTGGTGCGGCTGTCACCAACAAACACATCCTATTATAATATGGGGAGGATGGACAACCTCTGTTATTTTTACTGTACAACGTGTTTAGTAAAAAGTCAACTATTAAATATAAAAACACACAGGAATTTATCCTGTGTGTCTTTGGGGGAGATTACGTTCATGTAACTATGCGAAGAAACAAGAACAAACTTAGCAACTCTTTCGAGCATTTGTATTATATCACACATTTACATCATTGGCAACATCGGATTTCCCTGTTCCATGTTTGCCATCTGATCCTGCACGGCAGTTTCGCCACCGGGCTGTGCCTGTCTTGCCATTGTATCTGCCGTGGCAGCAATAGCTTCTTCAGGTTCAACGCCGTTATCAACAAGTCCCGCGTATTGTGTAACAGCCTGTGAAACCATGGTTACCCAGTTCTGCGTACGCTGTACGCCCATACGCTCCTGCATGTATTCACGAAGCGGGAGATCCTGCATCATGAGCCACTCTTCAGGTGTGATGATGTCTACGTCAATGCCCTGTCCCTGGTACTGCATCTGCATTTCCATCAGATGGTTTGCGACTGACTCAATCCTGGATTTGTTCTTCGGAAGTTCGGAACTGATAGACATCTCATAACTGAAGATAGTGTCAGGATCGATCTTCGGGAAGTCCACCTCTACTGTCTTCCACTGCAGTGTGCGCGGATTCTGTGTAAAGTATTTCCGCTTCATGGAGAAGTTGAGGCAGTTATAGATGATCAGGTAGGTAAGTCTCTTGCAGTAGCGCTCATAGTTTTCGACCTTCGGCGCATCAATCATAGTAACCTGGTCAAGCATATTCTCGATACCGCCGGTAGTAAGCACGGATCCTGTGTCACGACCGGTATATCTGTCATCGACACCGGTGATTGTCTTCACGTCAGCGGACAGGAAGCCCATAGATTGAATAGCCTGCTGTGTAGGCTGCGGGAACTGCTGGTAATGTACGGCCTTCGTCGCGTCACCCTGTACAATAAATGTACGATCAGCATCGTTACCGTGTTTAACAAACGTCGCCACATTGATGCCAGACTGTCCGTTAACAAAACGAGGCGGACGCTGGTTCTTGTACTCACTCGTCAAAATGATCGAGGACATAATATTGTACGCAAGGTTGTTTGCGAAAATCTTCGAACACTCAGAAGTGCCAAATAAATCTCCCGCAGGAAGATTGCAGTACAGCTCGGCAAACGGGAAGGTAGCAGGCTTAATATCCTGCTTGCACAGTAATACGTGTTCATTATTTACCAGATGTATCTCATGGATCTTGCCGTCTTTATTTACCCAGTACGAGTAAATTGTGTAGTATCCTTTCTTGCCTTGGGCACTTTTTGACACATGATCTGTGTTCATTGTGATCATGTCACCGGTTGCATCGGCACTTTCCTTGCACTTATCAAGGTACTTTTGAAATTCATCTTTATATTTTGGATTGTCAAGGATAACTGATTTATGGTAGCTGTCCCATGTACAGCACCATGATGCTGTTTCGATATCCTTGGCAAATGGATCGCGCATGAATTTAAGGGGATCAATGTTCTTCAGAACAACATCACCCTTGCGGAACGCGTCGCCAGTACCTGTAATAATACTGTTATCCCAGCCGACCTGGGTAATGCCATAGTTTAAAAGTGCCGCACGCTCGCCAGCCTGCATCTGATATCCTGCAACATCAAGTGTAGTCCAGATATTATCAAGCGCGACATTTAACTGCATGACAATATCTTTATCCTGATCAGACGTAGGAAGCAGCTGAGCAGATTTTCCTACTGTGTAAATAGATGCCAGAATATTGTTCTTGACGTAAGATACGTAGTTGGTATCCGGCAAAATCTGGTATTTTGGAAAGGCAGCACGCACAGCCTCCCACAGTTTGCCGCGATCGGTAGCATCCAACTTCTGTGCGCGCCGCTGTGCTGAAGAGTATTCGGCCTTGCCGATGTTAAAGTATTCTTTCAACTTCTCAACGCAAACGCCCTCGGGAAGTTGAATCTCGCTGGTCTTTACGGTTTTTTCTTCTTTACTCATTCTCACCCTCCGTGTCTACTCCGGAGAACTCTCTGTTAATGAACTCAATAACTTCCTGGAAGTTCGGAGTCCTGTCCTGTGCTTCCTCAGCCTTCTTCAGATCCTCCTCCGTGATGGTTGCACGCTGTTCTTCAGGTGCCGCGTAAGTGCCGGCATATGTCTTTGCGACAATTACTGTGCACGCAAAAACAGTCACGCAGATCAACATAGTACAAATAATAGCTGTCATTACCACTCCGTCCTTTCGTATGCTGTGGAATAATCAGGTTCGTCCCGCAGTTGCGGAGGGCACCACTTGCCGTTCTCGTCATACATATTATCTATCTTCTCCAAACTATTTCCCCATCGGTCATAAGAGCCGTAAACGAGATTGGCGGGATCGGCAGGAAGTGCCATACATATCCACTCCAGCGGGTTTATCGCATGGTTGTTCTTATCAATAGGCTTGTCCTGGGCTTTGGTGTAGCTGTCTCCGATTTTCTTCGGCGGGAACTTATAGTCCATTAACTCGGATATAAGATAGTTGCAAGTGTCAAAGATCTCCAACTTCCCGGATTCCAGGTAGGTGTTTGTTCTAAATACGCGCGCATCTATAGATACGTGCCCTGGCTGAAATGCAATACCGAAATCCATGAAGTGGTCGTACAGTGACTTCTTGTTATAGTCACGCTTCGCTCCCGACTTGGGATCAAGTATCGGCGCACACCACATACCGCCCATCGGAATGTCTTCGCTCTCTTTGAAGAACAACTTCGATAACTCTTCTATGTTTTTATTGTTTGTTATTACCTCTTTATAGATTACAACTTTTCCGTTGTCTTCGTCAATAGCTGCAAACAAATAAACGAAGTCATCGCTCAAGCCGTAGTCTGCTGCAACAATCCGTTTCCATTCCTTCGGAATGTCATACGCAGGAACTACACAGTGGTTCGCAGACGGATATACAAGTCCCTCAGCATAGGAAAAGCTGGAAAAGATGTAGCGGTTGATCCACCATCCCGGTTTGTTCTTGCACAAATTATCGATGAAGTTCGGTGGCAGGAACGCATTGCAGTCGGTAGAAGCAACGTGCGAAGATATCGCAGGGTCTTTAATGTTGTCCGGCACGTTGATCTCGTCAAGAATATTGCCGTGCTGGTAGATCTTATCGGAAGTGTACAGCACTTCTGTGCGTATCCACCCGGAATCTGGGTTTGATTCAATTATTCCTTTTAACCAATCCCCCTTGATTTTGGGCACTTTCAGTCCGTTATCAAGATCCGTGTACAGTATTTCTCCGTTCTCATCTGTCTCAGGAACCGAGGCGTTAAGATTACGCAGACGAGTCTTTAACTGAATGTACGCCTCAGGATCTACCTCGGATGCCTCAACGATTATGAACATAGTAAGGTTGTAGGAACGTAACTTGTCGACATCATCGAGGGGTCTGAACATGATACGCGCACCATTGATGAGGTCAATATAGGACTTCTGAGTAGATATGTACTTGACGAAAGCCTTAGGTAAGTCGGCTTCGATGTCTCGTTTAATTGTCTGCTCATACTGAGAGGATACGTTCGCTCCGATGAGAACATTAGCGTTTGGTGTAAGGAACACATGTTTGTATAATTCCTCTCTGGATGTAAGAGTCTTTCCTGTACCATATCCTCCGAAGTTTCCTATAAACGTATGATGGTCGTTGTGCACAGCAGCCTGGTGGGGCTGGGGAATGTAAGTGTTAATGTAGGTGTTGCATCTTGTACACTCCAGCCAGAACTCAGACTCGGCGTTATTTATCGCTATTGCTCTTTTGGTCAGGCTGCCACATCTCGGACAGCGTGAGAAATTCTTCATTGTAGTTATTCCAGTCTAACTCTGCGTAACATTCGTCGCAGTATCTTTCACATGGATATACCTCTGCCCCGCAGGAACAGAGGTATTTGTTTTTAGTTTTTTTTGGAAGTGCCTTCTTCGTGCCCATCGGTTTTACCTTTTTTCTTCTTGTCGAGTGCAGCGACCTTTGATCTGAGGAGTGCATCTTCTTTCTTCAGAACTTCTTCTGTAAGTTCGGGGTGCAGTTCATACTCGGGGAACGTAAGTTCAAGGCATTTTGAGAAGCCGTAGTTAAGGGCATCAAACAGCTCCTTGTCAATTTTAGGGGCATCGGGGTTTGCCTGGTAACTCGGTCTGATGTCCTGAACAGCGCCAGTAAGGGCTGCACAGCACAGGTTGCAGATGTCGATCACGGACATTGGTTCACTTGAAAACATACCGTCTTCAGAAATTACTATCGTGGGTTTCATACGCCACCTCCTTTGACCTTAATTATAAAGGCAGGGGATGGGTTTGGCAAGTGTGGATTTTTTACCTTAAACTTGGTGGTGGTTGTTACTAATGCGTAAAAAAGACAAAAGACAAACGCACGCGGCATAATATATATCAACCGTAAGGTAATATAATCCCTGAATTTAAAACCCACCCCGGGTGCGCGGCGTCCCTATGCCGCTGTAATATACTCTACATGCCACTGCCCGCACTCATACAACGCTACCAAGGCGGATAGCCGCCTTGATAGCATTTGAGTGCGAACATTGGCATGTTCCTCTCTACCTTTACCTTAAAACCGAATTGACATACCTACCACGCGATCTACTCTTTCTCTACCGATCATTTACCTCCGCGGACACCGACCGCCAGTCGCTACTCTACGGTTGGTTAGTTAGTTTATCGGCTACCACAAAGTGTACACGCTTCCCGGAGCCGATCCCGATCCCCTAAAATTATCTCACCCAAACAGTTGTTCGACTTTTTTCTCTGCTTCTCTCTTTTTTAATTTTTTTTCTCTTTAAGAATTGTATACATATCTGTCTACAAATATACTCATTGTGTATATTTTCCCCTATATATATGTTTCTCTTATGCGAATTACGTAACACCTGTTATCCTAATCTTAAATAATATATAGTATATAGTTGTATACATATATGTATACAAATCGTTAAGAAAATAAAAATATATGTTTGGAGCCGTCTTGCCGATCACCTTCGCAATGCGCTCAAATAATCGTCGCGGTCTAGTCTCGGCTAGTCAGCCGAGCCGTCACCCGCTAGTTATTTGAGGCATTGCGCGCGGCGATCGGCAATCCACCAGCCCCTTCGGCTGGATCCCGCGCGAGTCCCGGCTCGCACCCGGCTGGTGCAAGCGGCACCAGACCCGCTGTCTAAGTGCACGCGCTGGTACAACCAGCACTGATTGACGATTTCACCACCGCTCTACGCGGTGCCCGCAAGCGGGTAAGCGGCAAGCCGCTAAGTGAAATCTGTCCGTGTCTCGACATCCGTGTCGAGCCACTCAGCGGGTGCAACAAGTGCGACGAAACATCTTTAGATGTTTCACACCATTTCAAAGGTCGGTTCGGCTCAGCCGACCACCGTCTGCTCTGGGGAGCAGCCGCCTACCTTCCAATGAAATGGTGGTCGCACACCTCACCTAGTATAACATTCTGTGTCACCGCGCGCGCAACGTGCAGACGGGTGTGATGTTGCGCGCGCGCCCGCAAGCGGGTAAGCATAAAAAATTGAGGAATTTTTTATGCTAAGTGACACGTCTGATGAGCGAAGACCGACCCGCTTCTTGAAATATTGTATCATGTTCTAACAACCGAAGCGGGTCATGTGTTTTATGAACTTTCTGTGAACACTCGTGTTCACATAAAGTTACATAAAGCACATCAAGGGTCTTCGCACATCAGACAAGGGCACCGCTTCGCTACATCTGTGTGCACCTCAAAAGCAGGCGGTGCGCACAGTGTTGCCCTAAAGAATGTTGTTTACTAGGTGTAACTAAAATACAGCATTCGCTTCGGCGAGAAAGGAAGACAGCATGAAAACTTATGTATCTAAAAACAACAACATCATCCTCAAGGCTTACAGACGTGGCAACAACTTCTTCGTTAAACTTTCTGATAAGGACGTTGAAGTAACATGGAAGTATTCATCGGCAGATAAAGCAAATGATTACTTCAAATCAGCGAGAGAGAAGTACGGTTTGGTTCTCTCTAAATAATACACATCGTTGGCTAGCCTAGGTACTTGAGTTTGTACTTGAGTACCTAGGTTGTAATTAAAGAAAGGAGATATACATCATGAAGTTTAGAAATGAGTTTTGGTTCTTGAGTAACATGTATCCTTGCAGTATTACCTATAAAGGTATTACTTATCCGTGCGTTGAAACAGCATTTCAGGCACAGAAAGATGAGAGCCGTAGTGCAGAGTTCATCGGGCTTGACGGTTTCAATGCAAAGAAGTTAGGTCGTAGAGTTAATCTTCGTACTGATTGGAATGCAGTTCGTGTAAGCATCATGAAAGAATTAGTTGCTTGCAAGTTCGAACAGCATCCAGAGTTAGCAGATAGATTAGCATCTGTTAAAGGTATCATTGCTGAAGAGAATACGTGGCATGATACCTTTTGGGGAGTGTGTGACGGTAAGGGTAGAAATGAGTTAGGTAACATCTTAATGCAGATTAGAAAGGAGATTACATCATGTCAAAGAAAATGAAATGTATGTTCTTAGCATTCTGTAACACAAGCATGGTAAAGGACACATGGAACGTATCTCATATAGGCTTATGTCCACACTACAACAGTTTTGAAAAATCATATAAGTATCTGTACAACAAACCGATGTGGTTGATTGATGAGTTAATCGCATGGACTACGGACGACGCAGGAAATGCAAGATACGTCTTCTCAATAAACAACCAGCCACTAACCCTTGAATTCTTTGCAGACCATGCAGAAGAAATAAACCTAATACACTTTGCATATTAAGAAAGGAGATTACAGCATGAAGTTAACAACATTCTTAAACAACCACTACGAAGAGTTCCCTCAAGTCTGTGCAGTCATCGGTTTCAAACCGAGCAAGACTACAGGCGCACAGCAGGCAGTGTCCGAAAGAAGAACCATCGTTGAGATCAGTTTCTTTGCCGGCACAATCAAGATCATGCGCATCGATAATGGTTACAAGAAAGAGTATTCGTACGGAGATAAGGAGTACGAAAGTTTCCGCAAGTTTGCATGGAAGTGCGTGTTCAGTTCCAAGGTACTAGCGGTTACATTTATTATCCCGGAATACTTTAAGAGTGCAAAGCGCGAAGAGTTCGAAAAAATGTACGGCTTGTGCAGTGTACGTAATATACCCGTTGATATCATCTGTAACGGCAGAAAGTTCAAGAGCACGAAAGAACATGCAGTATATTTGCAGGAGCGCAGAACATCTATTGAAGAGTTCAGTGTATCTGTTGAATGCGTAAGCCTTATCATCAAGCATGCGAAAGAACTTCTGCCTTACTTAAAGAAAGGCGCTGATGTTCTCATCGAAGTTCTTCGTCAGCAGATTAAATTGAGTGGCTACGATGTAGACATGCAGTCTATCTATACAACCGACGGTCTGAACCACGGCAAGATCGATGATAGCAAAGGTCAGCGCGAGTGGAGCAGAGACTACACCAAGCATTACGAGAGATACCAGCAGAACCTCATTGACTTACTGAACATGTACATCTCTTGCAAGTTCTACAAACAGGCCGGCTTCGAAGTAGAAACCGACGGCATCGGCAGACGTGATACCGACAGTTACACAGGCGGCTCACTCACAACTGCTTCCCCATATGAAGTGATGTGGAATGCACGTCACGACTACGGTAAAGCAATCGACTTCGAAACAGCATCTGCTTACTGTGCAATCTACAACATGGACATCGACGACCCGGTCATTAAGAACCGCGAAGATGATATCGTAGTTCCAATGTCTGCTTGCAGTGAATACACACAGATGTATATGAACTAAACTGTACCTACTACCCTACACCATAACGGCTGCTGAAGTTCAGTAGTTGTTATGGTGTTAGTAGGGTGTAACTTATAACTTAATCACTTCATGAATGAAAGGAGAACATCATGAACAAATTCCAGTTAACAACAAACAGCAAAGTAAGTAAGGCACGTACACCGTTACAGGACGGTGAGTATCAGGCAACGATCAAAACATTATGCTTGTCCGCAACTACCATGGACGCAGATACACTTGCAGTCATCGAAGAAGTTAACGACCTGCGTCCCGGCACGATCACCCTTGATACCGCAAAGGATGCGAACCCGTACATCCTGTTCAACATCACAAGCGAAGAAAGAGATACCCGCTTCTACATCAACAGCGATACGGCACTTGATATCATCACTTCCAATCTCAACCGCCAGTTGGATATCGACCCGGAAGACAAGGGATTCTTCGAATGGTTTGCTGATGTTGCCGGAGCAACAGTTACGCTGTGGCTTCTTACAACAACCGCATCCGACGGCAAGCAGTATCAGAACGTAACGCCGTACAAGCCGACAGGCTTTGACGACATCATGAACGGCGCGCTCTAAAGAGCGCACCGGAATGAAAGAACCGGGATCCGGTTCTTTCATTCTTGCCGCCCACCCCCGGCACCCGCCCACCACCTATGCTACCTCTAATGTACAGGCTGCGAATATACTTCTGTCTCTACCTCTACACACGAGTGCTACCTCTACTGTACAGGCTAACGATCTACACATCACAAGCGAAAGTTTCGCGCCAGCGGCTAACGAATTATTGGCATCCGATCTCGTTGCACGAGATCGCATACCTAATAATTCCTAAGCCTACAGCCCCCGCGCCCCAACCGCCTGCCGCCCCCGCGCCTGCGGCGCGGGGGGACAGAACACAAAGACCTTAATCCTGGTGGTGAGGCTACATTACTAGCACCGTGGGGGAGGAGATG